GAACTGCTTCCAGCGTAAACGTTTTAGCTCCACCAACTTCATTAGCGGTTGAAGATACAACTCTTGGTGTTGGGAAGAACTGATTCATATTAGGCAATATTTCAATTCTATCTGTTGCAGCGTATGGAGTTTCAGAACCATCAATTGACTTTTGCGAAGTTGCTGTTAAGTAGTATCTAATATCAGTACCTGGAAGAATTACTTGAGCAGCTTGCAAATGTAATACATCGATGTGTCTATTTTCAGTAGCTGTCATATTTGGTCCACCACCTGATCCATCGGAATTAGCAGTATCGCTATTATTTGCAGTAATCGTATATGAATCATGTGTGATATTACTAATAGTGTGAGTACCATTAATATTACTAGCATCAATACCATTAAAGGTTGCAACCCCACCAATAATAACAGAAGACGATGCTCCATGCATACCATGATTTTTATGTCGTACTGTAATTACGCCAGTTCCATTTGCTGTTGATAATGCATCGGGTCTTAACGATTTAACTTCAATAATATCATTTACAAATGTCACTTGTCTGTTGTTAGTAAATTGCGCTCGGTTAATAGTAAACTTAAGATCTCTGCTTTGATCTGGAGTCCAAGTAGAAGCGTTTTGAGAAGTAAAGAACGACCCGCCATGTGGTTGCTTATTAATTCTGTAATTAGTATTTGTTACATCAAAGCCACCCATTTCAGCAACCCAACATTCATATTCGTCACAATCAGCTTGGATAACAATCGCGTATTCTTGATCTTGCATTAGATACACAGGGGTTTCGAAAGTGAATGTAGTTGCAGTTGATGCAGTTGCAGATGTATTTACACTACCAGGATATAATTCAACTTCACTTCCTGGAACAACTATTTGAGTAGGAGTTCCGTTTTCTGTTGCAACAATACTGATTGATACTGGAATTTGAACATCGTCTCCAGCCTTTACCGTATATTTGCTTTTAAAGAATAAGTCAATTGAAGTTGCGTATATACCACCAGACTTTTCGATCAATATAGTTTGAGCTAAAGGATCTGACCAGGTAGTTGATGATCTACTAAACGTTTCACTAATAGTTCTATTATCACTTAATCTAGAAGTTTCCAATCTAGGAACCTTAGTGTTAGTGACAGTTCTTTGAGTTGATTCGATAAGGCCTTGAGCATGAAACATAGTTTCAGCTGAAGTTCCTTCCGCCTGCTTATCATTAGCAGTAGAGTCTGATAATCTAAATTCTTTAGTACCAGTTTTAAATTTAATAGAAGCGTTTCGTGGAATAATAAATGATCCAGTAATAGAACCCAGATTATCAGTAGTTAAAACTCCTGAAGATCCACCGGGATGTGAAGTTGCTCCAGAATAGTTAATTACACTTGAAGTGTTAGACCATTCTTGATATGCTTCTTCTCTACAAAACGCTGTAACGTTAACATCATTAAAGAATGCATACACTTTAGTTTTAGGTTTCATTCGCGATGCTTTAAAGTATACTTTCCTAGATCTCATAAATGGTACGAAGTTAACTTCAACAATTCTATTGCCAGATTCTCTTGTCACGGTATCGAACGCGACGTCAGTTCTTAAACCAGATCTAGACTGATTTGAAGTAACAGTTGTCGTTGTTAATGTGGTTGTACCAACACGGCCACCGCCTCCACCAAATCTAAATCCACCGTCTGTAAAGTTCCACCAATTATTACCTCGTCTATTAGTAGTATTTACTTCAGTCTCGACTTGTCGTCCCGCCCAGTTAGTTTCCCATTCATTCCAAACTGTTCCTAAGATTCCATCTTCTTCGGCTCTTTGAACAAATTGATCGTATTGGCCTGTGTCATCGATAACAATGTCCGGTCTTACGTCAGTTTCTTTCCATTCATCTGATTCTGGAGATAGTTGAACTCTACCATTCCAAGTAAATACATTGTATGGATTAACGTTAATTGCGACAGAAGCATAAGGCTGTTTAGTATGAATGACCTGACTATATGGTAGTGTCCAATTTGAACCAGTCTTTTGGGCCGTAGCTGCGGTAGTAGCAGAAGTAATAAGATTTACATTTTTAGCTGGACATTCAGGCCTTAAAATACCATTTTCTTTATCAACAGATTCACTACACTCAGGGTGTGTCATATCAGCGATTGATTGATTTTTAAATGAATCTACAATAATACCATTCTTAAACCTGCTTAAACCTGCTCCATCAATCATATGAACATCAGCAGCTGATTGCTCAAGTAAAGAAAGTGATGTATAGTATTCTATATTTTTAATTCTTTTATCAAGCTTACCAATGTCTTTCATTGTGTATCGCTTGTTGTCTTTCATTTCAGGAATAATATCAGCCAAGCTAAATCCGTAAGGCTTAAGCTTTAATTGATATAAAGTAAGACCATCTTCTTTATCTTCGGGTGGTTGTGGATATTCAGATGGAACACCTTTAATTAATTCGAATTCGCCATCACGTTTTATAATAAGTTTATCGATCCTAGGAAGGTAATAATTAATATCAGCAACTAATGCATGACCTACTTTAGGAGCTCCAGATAAACTTGCTCCAGCGCTAGTAAAGTTATTAGCAACATCTGATTTTCTTGGTCTAAAGTCGACGCAATCTCTTAATTGTAAATTACCAGCTGCTCCAGAAAAACTTGGAATGTTTACGTAATCTGCAGTAGGATATGAATCAACGCAGAAGTAATCCCCAGCCCCGTGAATATAGTACTTAAACGTTACGACCATATTTCCTGTAGGAAGGGCCGCAGTACCACCAATTTTTACAATCTTACCTTCATCATAGAAGTTATCTCTTTGACCATTGTCAAGAGTAAAGTTTACAGTTTGATCTGTGCCACTAGAATCGACAATAGAAACAATTTCAATAATATCAGCTTTATTTAAATCATAAGAAGACGCATTACCATTAGTAACATTTATTGTTTCTGCTTGAGTTGTATTAGTTTTAGTTTTTGGTGCAATAGTCTTTTTAATTGTTGCTACAACATTACACACAACCCCATCAGCAATTCCAATAGCTGATGTATTATATGAAACTCCAGTAGTACCATTACCACCAGCGCTTTTGTTTCCAAGAACATTGGTTTTAACATCAGCTCCAACAGGAGCAATGATGATATCATTAACGTCTTCAAATAAACCAACAGATGTGCTTATCGATAAAGTACCCGATCCGGTTGTCGCTTGAAATAATCTCTTAATAGAATACGTAGTATCTCTAGTTGGATCAGCCAATGTTTTAATAGCACTTTGTGGTAGTTTAAATACTGCTGCGTTTTGGCCAACATCAAATCTTGTGCCATCATCAACAGCTACTAAATTGGCTTGAAAACCATATGTTGATTGTGATACGTTATCGACAGCGCTAAACGTGCCGGTCGACATCACAATATCAAAGAGGTATAGTCTTACGTGATCTGAGAATGATTCCATTCCACGGACTCTTGCTGTACCAACTGAAGCAGAAACTGCTTTTAAAGTAATCGGAGTAAAGTTTTCTAGATCTGGAACACCACGTAATCCAGTTTTATCTAATTTTATATAGTTACCAACGTTGATTTGTGTATTAGATTCATTATAGAATCCAGTAGCAGTTGAGTCTCTAGGCTTATCAATATCAATGTAAGTTGTTCCAACCTTATGGTTTCTATAACCTTGAACATAAGCAGTAGATGGTTCGATACCTAAGGCGATTTTATCAGCGCTTCCGCCCTCGCCTGCTGTATATTTACCAAAGTTGCCAGCGCCATCATTTAAGTGTTCTAGAATTTCTAATTCAAATGGCTTAACGACATAATCGCCAGACTCATCAAAAGTTCTTTGAGCAAGTCTCAGTGTCAGTCCAGTATCTTCAGTTTTATCAGTTTTATCTACACTAATTTCACCGTTATTTATTTTAATTAGTGTAATATAATCATTAACTGTTCTTGAAGTAATATCAATTGGTTGTTTTATTAATTCTGTTTTTATTTGGTATCTGTTTGCACCAGGCGCAGAAGTATTAGGAACGCCTTGAGCGTTATCAACTAAAGTACTATCTCCAGCAGAAGATATAATATCTTCGGTAACTTGTAGTCCAATAATATACGAAGGATTATTTGTATACTTGTCTAATAGTAATGTTGTTGCTCCAACATGGACAAAACAACCTGCAATAAAATATACACCTTCATTTATTGAAACAGAAGATCCTATACCAACACCATTTAATATTGATGATGCGGTGTTCGCTCCATCAATATTTGTACCACTAGCGACCATCCCGTACTTTGGAGTGTCATCGTTTGATATAATGGTTTCGCCTACAGCAAACTTTTGAACAGTTGTGTTAGCTCCACCAGATTTTTGGTATTTAATATATAAAGTATCAGCGTCTGATCCAGTTGCAGCAACTGCTTGTAACACTAAAGCTGTAACCTGATTGCCAGAGTTACTTGTTCCAGTAATCAATTTACCAACATATGAAGCTAGGTTTGATGTGGCATTAGCATAAGCCGTGCTGTTATAAGTGAAAGTTGGTTCTAATTTAATATAGTCATATTCTACATTAAGAGACAATTCTCCATTGACTACTCTCGATCCATCTTTAAAAGCGTATTGTCCATGTCGGTCAATCTGAGCTTGCAGCATGGTTTGCATTTGAGTAAGCTCTCTTGCTTGTACCGCAAAGCCTGGACGAAATAAAATCCTGTGATAGTTTTTAGTTTCAACGGTTTCGCCACTGTAATCTCTAAAGTAGTCATCAAAGTAAGGCGTTTCGTTATAAGCTTTTATATTCGTAGTTGTCATATGTTCTCTCTTTAACTAATATTTATAATTAGAATTCAATGATAATTTTTATGTCTTCAATTTGTGATGCGGTTCTATCAATAGGGTTTCTGTTTTCTAAAAAGATAATATCTCCACTATGGATATCAACTTCAGGATTTATTAAGAAAGGATTTGCCACAGTTCCAGGATGTGGAGTTCCTTGAGCACCTGATGTTGCGCCAGACACTGCAGTACCTACTACAAAGTCACCATAACCAGTTTTTGAATTTTGATTATAATAAACATATCCTGTTCCAGAGTCAACTTCGACTACAAAAGCTTGGGCTAAATTAGCACCAGTTCCCTGAGTAATTAATTCGTCTACTTGGAATGAAGATGTAGTTGATGAAAAACTTAATGCACCAGTTGCCTTTAAAGTTGTTGCTGTAGAAACTGTAGATGTGCCAAAGTTAAATGGATTTTTAACAAGTGTAATTTGTCTGAAGTCATTACCAACTGTTAAGTCACCACCACCAGTACCATCTAGTAATGTATTAACTGCGGAAAAGAAACCACCTAGTTCTTTAACAGGGTCAGTTCCATGTCCATTTTCGGGTGATATTACAGGACGAACCGTAGCATCAGAACCACCTCCGCCACTAATAACAACGTGCGCTGTAGAATAATCAGTTCCCTTAGCAGTCATATCAAGTGCTGTAATAACTCCTCCAGTTACTGTTACATCAGCGTCTGCTATTTGAGCCCCAGTTCCTGCTCCAGTTATAAACACATCTCCGTTAAACGGATTATTATATCCAGTACCACCAGCTGTAACTTCTACTCTTTCGATTCCAGCTGCAGTAGCAGCATCTCTACTTGCTTTTTGGTTTAGATACTGTGCATAGTCACCTTCAGATAAAGCAGTCTCTGCTGCATCATCATCAGCGAAGGATTCAACATTAATAGTTTTTACAGGCATATATGATGTTGTAAGGAATTTTTCTGCATCGGCGACGGCGATCGTGTACATATATTTCCAAATATATAAATCAGATTCTGCTGTTGGAGAGGTTAATGTCTGGGTAGGTTCTTGAGTAGAACCAGTTCCAGGTGCAAATATACATTTGTATACTTTAAACTCAGAAGTGATAATATAAAAAGCCTTATCAAAAATATCCGGATCATTAGAATCCCAAGCATAATAACTTGTACCAGTAGTCCATGTATGTCTAGGAATAACATGAGATACATCACCAGACGCTAATTTTTTTAGCGCGAAGATATTTTCCCTTGCTTCTACTAAAGCATCAGTAGTATCGTATGGGGTGAATGGGGTTGTGTCTGTTGTATCAGAAGTTGAATTAGACCAAGCATCGGTTTTACCAATTGCTACAAACACGCTTGCGCTTGCTATGTCTTCTTTGAAATTCTCTGCATTCAATGTTCTGAATTTAGAAGTTACTATTGCCGTCATTTTTATTTCCTATTAATTTGAGTGAATAAAAGAATTCACGTTATATTTATTTATATCACTTATAGAAGTGCTTTGCAATTCTACGCTACCTAATATCTCTAAAGTTTCGTTAAAATCATAAAGCATATTACTGTTTAAGATATTTGTTTTTTGACTATAATAGCCATTTTCTGGTTGTGTTCGATATCCGGCCGGAACTACAGTTACTTCGTATCCACCCATGATTTTATCAGCAGTTGGATTTGTTTCAGTTACTGTCCAGTTTTGGCCAGATGTCAATACTCCTTTCTGAAGAAGCTTACCATTATATAGTTGACGTCCTCTAACAGAACCTGAAGATTGTATCGGATTTGTTACTTTGTTAAAAACAGGGTCAACGCTAGAGTGATTTAATTCTAGTATTCTTGTTATTTTATCTGATTTTACTCTAGCTTCGTTTTTTGCTCTAGATGCAATATACACTTGAGGAGTAATCACATAACCAAAACCAGGATTAGTAATAGTAGCAGATGCAATTTCAGATGGAACTAATTGTGCTACAGCGGTAGCATTACCAACTATACTTACACTAGGAACTTCCGTGAATCCAGAGCCTGGATTAATAATATCAATGTGCGACACCGATCCATTTTCAATGAACGCTATGGCAGTTGCATTTGACCCACTACCTCCTGTTATTACAACATCGGGTTGCGAAGTATAACCAGAGCCTCCTGAAATCATTTCAATCCTAGATACAGATGTTGATTGTAATACGTATTTACCAGTCGCTGTAATATTAGAAGACAGAGGAACGCCGAAACTATCAACTGAAGTTGGAGCATCAAAGCTGATTAATGGAGGAGTTGAATACTTCTTAGTAGTATCTGGAGTAACATTGATGTTTGCAATCTTAGATAGATTGGGATTAGGACTAACATTAGCAAACGCAGAGGAATAGTTTGCACCTGAAGTACCGACAGATGCTGAGTTAATTTTTCCATCAGAATCTATTGTACAAGTTACTGTTGCTTGTGATATAGTTTGACCGGTTTGAGCAACACCATTAACTACAATTGTTGGAGCAGTCGCATAACCAAAACCAGGATCTGCTATTTCTACACTAGTTACCTTACCGGCATTTACACCAGACTGTGGTACAACTAATGATAATCTACCAGATCTATGAATGTCAACATTTGTAAACGGTAAAAACAATGAAGCAAACATTTCTACTAATAAAGGAATATCCTCAATTCCAATAACGCCTGGTTGTAAATCTGGCATAGAAGATAATGTAAATCTATTTGTTCTTCCATATCCAAAGAAAGTTTCGCCAGTTAATTGATTATGTTTGGGTCCTCCAATATATCTTAATTCTCTTAGAAGCTTTTGATCATCACCTAACTCATCACGAGTTAAGAACATTTGAATTAGAATCTCAGCAAAATATTTAAATCCGGCCGGATGTACAAGGCGATTATAAAAGTAATCCCATGAAGATAGATTCTGACCTGTACGTATTAGATACGAAAACTTTTGGTATCTTAAACTATCTTGCACTTTAATTGTGTCTGATAAAAATCCTTTTTTATCTAAGTAGATTCCGCCCTTAGGCAAAGCTGGATTTATATCCCAGTTACCAGATGAAGGAATAAGAGTGCTATCCCAAGGATATTCAACTTCTACTTCATCATCAAAAAGAAGTCTAAAAAATACTTCAATGGAATCTGACGATCCACGTATTTTATAGTAATCGGTTATTGCTTTATATAAATTTCTTTTATTTACCTGAATCGATCGTGGAACAACAGCCGCAATTTCTTTTTGAATTAATTCCAAATAAGCTGCGGCTGTGCTATCAATATCCATAGACTCTTCAATTGTATTAAGAGCATATGAAGCACCAGGGCCTGCCCAATATTTTATGGGCGTAGTAAGAGTTGCTGTCTGAGTATTATAATTAACATAGCTACTATCGGTTGGATGTCCAAACCTAACAGTAAGTGTTTTACCAATATCAGATGTTGATTCTGATAACGATCCGGGTAGATTGTTACCATTACTAATATTAACATTAGATGCTGTAAGCGTATACGTAATAACAGTTCCGTCGCTATCAGTTAATGTTAAAGTGGAGTTAGCTCCATCGTCATCTGTAAAAAAGTGATCGTTTTCGTTTCTAGGATCACTAACTCTAAACACTGCTCTATCATCTAATACAACATCGACATATGTTTCTGTCTGTTGATAAATAAACTCTTCCAAGTTCATAAATTTATAATAGGCATCTAATAATAGTTGTAGCCCTCCTGAGTTTTCTAATATCTCAGAAGGTATCAACTCTTCAGTTCTTAAATTTTCCTTTGTCTTACTTTTTGAAGATGCAATAGCTTGAACATATCCAGGTGAGGACATGTCAAATGAAAGAAGTGTGTTATTAGGTTTATGAGTTCCAGCCATCTTATCTTAGCCTTGAGGTCGTTGAATAGTCAATTGTGCCAGAAGATCCGGACACTGATATAGTATCAATGCTTGGAGTAATTTGAACTCTTAAAGGATCAATTGCAATTAGCTGATCTCTTTTAGGAGCAAGGTCCAAGGAATTAGGAACAACAGTAATTCTTATTGTATCTGGAGAATCATCGTCTGGTAAAAAGTTACTTAATGTAATTGTTCCGTTTTGTACATTGATAAGTCCTACGTTATTTAGCACAGTAACATTTTCACCGTTAATTACTTTATAGACAATAACTTGTCTGTTAGTAGAACCATCAATTGGAATATCTCCAAAATATACATCTACTCCATTAAGTCTAAATACTGTTGAAGATATAATAAAGTTAGTAGACGATCCTGAACTAAAGAATGGTGAAGTAAATTGTAAATTAAAGTTATTGTCTTTATTAGCAGAAAATTTATTTGGAGTAATCGTCATAAACATATAAGGTCTAACGTTACTGTTTTGAATTGAAGGATCTGCATTATCAATTGCCTTCAACAACTGTGAGTGTCTAAACACTCCATCAAATTTATTTAACTCATTAAAATTATAATCCGCAACAGTATCACGTACAACTGCAGTAAGTTCTACTGGAGATCTATCGGTTAAGTTTGGATTATATTTAAATGAAACATCCAGATCAAGATATGTAAAGTTAGGATCTACAATGTAAGGAGTAATAGATACAACACTCTTACCTTTTAATATTGCATTTGTTATTTCTATTTTTTCGTTTGCTGTAAGTGAATCTCCAACAAGTGGTTTAATAGAGATGTAAATAGAACCATAATCTGGTGGATTGTTGTCTTCACCACCCCAGGTTGAAATTGAATTAATGTTAGTAAATTCTTTTTGAATAATTGCTCTATAGTCATCTGAAGTTACTGCTCTATTCTGTGATGTAAAAGTGAGAGGAGCATTAAAACGTATTGACTCATTTGTTTCTTTTACAGTACCACCGGCCGCCTTACTGAGAGTAGTAATCGCAATAGTGCCATAACCTCCGATATTATCTACCATAGTAAATAAGTTTGCTCCATTTGAATCTGGACCATTTGTAAACACGTAGTCTAGTGTAACAATATTATTATTTAAAGGCTTCTTACCGGTTACACCATCTCCAAAGTATACTTCGAAATATTCATTCGAATTTTCTTGTAGGTAATATACACGGCTTGAAGAATTAACGTTAATTAATGTTTCAAACTTAGTATAGTTATCATATGATGTCGATAGTTCATTCGCTTGAATGAGAACTCTTAATGTTGAAGTGTCTGCATCATCATCTGATATTTGATACTTCTGATTTTCAATATCGTTATCAACTCTATATAAAAGTTTCTTCCTTGTACCTTCTGCGATAATAACATTATCAAAAACATATTTGTCTGCTGCAACCTCACTTAATACTGCGGATTGCTCATTTAGCACAATGTATCTGTAATTCCTTCCATCTACATTCGTTGTTAGCTTAGCGCCTCGAGGTAAAGTCAACGATGCTGGCTTATTGGTATTCTCTTCTTGCGAAACGTCAACTGTAATAGTGACAGTGGCTCTTGGCGCTAAGACTGATCTTGGTATATAACCGAGTAACTTTGCACGAGTAACAATGTTACCACGAATTTGTGCTGAATCTAAGAATGCTTCGTTAAGGGCAAAGTGTGCGGCCATTGCATTGTAATGTGTATTGTATGCCAACACGTCAAGTAGTGAAGATAAACCTGAACCTTCGAAGTCATGACTACTAAACTCTGTCTGAGTTTTTAGATAGTTCTTCAAATTACTTTTAATCTGATCGAAATCAAGTTCTGTTACATTTAAATTAGTTGCCATATTATTTTACCTTAAACGTCGTAATACGATTTCTACATCATCTGTAGTATCGAATTCTTTTATTCTAAATTTTACTAGTATTCTGTATGAGTTTGCATCGGCCTCATCTACTATATTAACAAATATAATATCTACCCGTTGTTCTCCTGCTTTTACGCATCTTATTATATTCCTACGTAAGGTCTGCTTTGTAATCTCATCTGCTGGTTCAAAGAGTAATGCTCTTAGATTTGCACCTACTCCCAGATTAAATGGCTTCTCATAAAAGTTAGTGAGAAGTAAATTACGTACTGCATATTTAATTGCTGCATCATCCTTTAGAGGAATAATATCTTTACGGATAGGATGAAGAGCTAGATTTAAATCTATATCAGTCCATTGCTTTAGACGTGAAGACGTGGAAGCTTTACGAACATCCCCTATGACCGATCTATCTGATAATATTTGTG